CAGCAAGTCGACGCTTGTTCCACAGGACAACCCGATGGCGGGCAAATTCCAGGTTGTCTCCTCGGCCTATCTGGGTAACGCCACGATTCCGGGCAGCAGCAATAAGGCCTGGTATCTGCTGGCTGACCCCAACGTGCTGGCGGCAGTTGAAGTCGCGTTCCTCAACGGCGTGGAGCAGCCCACGGTGGAGCAGGCCGTCGAGGACTTTGAAACCCTGGGCATCAAGTTCCGAGGCTATATCGATTTTGGCGTGGCCATGCAAGACCCTCGAGCCGCTTTGAAGGTCAAAGGCGAAGCCTAACCCGCCCCGGAACCCCGGAAACCCCGGAACCCCGAAAGTGCCCGCCCCCAGAAGTTTTCCTTCATGGCCGCCTGGAGTGTCGCTCATGCACAACGTCATCCTCCGAACCATCACCGTGACCAACACCTGGCAGTCCCTGTCAGACAAGCCGCTGGTGGGATCTGTGACGATCAGTGCACCGCCGAGTAACGCTGCGACGGTGCTGCTTCGCAGCACAGACGATCCAGTCAATGAGGTCTTCTTCGTCAACGGCGAGTGGCACGACTTCCAGCGGATCGATCTGTCGACGCTTCAGGTCAAAGGCACATCGGGTGACAAGTTGACCGTCATCGGAGGGACATGGTGAACCATGGGTTACTACTCCCCCGGAAACCCCGGTGGTGGCGGCGATGGGCACGGTCATCCCAACAAGGCCGTGCTGGACCAGATCACCACGGCTGGCAGTGGCAAGGTCATCACCGATGCTGAACGTCAGGCCCTTTACACCATCGCTCAGTTACTTGAGCAGCATCTGGGCATCACGATTCCCGAATTGCAACAACAGGAGATTTCCTCATGACTGATCGTAAGGTACTCATTGGTGATCTGGTTGAAGGCGTTGTCCTGCACCAGCAGGATGCATGGGCTACAGGCGATGATCGTCTCGTCGACCCCGATGGCAGAACCTTGGCACTGCTGGAGGAGATCACCGAACCAGGCTCGATCGGATCGCTTGGCGAAGTCCGCACCATCTACGTTGACGCTGAACGCACCGACGAGTACACCCCGGATGGCTCATTGGGCAAGCCTTACACCGACCTGCAGGACGGCATCGAGGCCCTGATGGCGCTGCCTGTGGTCGATGGGGGCAACGAGGTTAATGGCGTGCTTCGCATCGCACCGTCCCGCAAGTACCTCAGCCAGACCGGCCAGCTCATCATGACTTTGCCCAGTGACAGTGCTGCCGCACGACGCCTGGCCTTGGTGGCCGATTCAGTCGGTGCGTCCAATGCATTGCTGCTGCCTCCGATGCGCATCGACAGCCCCAGCAACGCCTCCATCAACTTCATCGCCATGCGGGGCCTGAGCTTTGCCGGGGTGTCAGGCGAAGGCGCAGACACGGTCCTCCACGTAAAAGGCCATGTATCCTTTACTGGACAGCTTCGGTTTTACCTCAGTGATGTGCAGTTCAACACCAACGACAAGGCCAATGACGCTTTTTATGTGGACGCCGGCGGCGGTTCCTTTGGTCTCTTTGCGGTGGGCCACACCAATTTCGTGGTCAAGTCTGGCGACACCGGCAACGCCATCCGCATGGAACGTGGCTGGATGAACCTGCGTAGCTGCAACGTCTGGGGTGGCGCAGCGCCCGCCATCAATCTGTCCGGATCTGCCTCCGTCACCCTCATGGGTGGCGAACTGACGGTCACCGGCGGTACCAACACGCCCCTGGTGACGTTGGCAGACACGTCATCTGTGAACATCCGGGATGTGCTGGCCACGGCGCGTGGTTCGGGTGCGTTGGTGAGCCATACCGGGGCCGGTGGGTTCATCAGCCTCTATGACGTGCAGCTCGATCCCACCAGTACCGGCGGCATCGACGCACTGAGTGGCGCACCGGTCCTGCTTGGCATCTGCACCCGTCCCGATGGCATACCCGTGAGTGTGAGCGTCGCATCGCCCGCCCAGATCATCCGGCTCGTTCCCGGGGCCCAGGTTGCCTACGCAGACGGATCATCAGATGGCGACGAAGGCTCCGCCTGGGCGACCAGCGCACCGGTGACGATCAAAGACGCCATTGACCGTCTGGCCACGCAGTTGGCGAGTCATCTGGGCGGCGCGATCCCTGAATGAACACCGGCAACCGAAAACTCCATTCATTCTCTCCTTCCACACAAGGAACTGGAACATGTCTCAGGTTCGATTCATTCATGACGGCAACAGCATCGACTACACCCCCGCGCCCGGAAACGACGTCGCCGCAGGTGACGTGGTGATTCAGGGCGACCTGGTGGGCATCGCCAAACTCGACATCGCCGCAGGCAGGCTCGGTGCTCTGACCGTGACCGGGGTGTTCGACTTCCCCAAGGCTACCGGCAGCGGCAGCGCAATTGCGTCCGGGACCAAAGTGTACTGGGACGCTACGGACAAGCTGGTGACGAGCGATGCGGACTCGGGCGCGAACAAGTACGTCGGCAAGACCATCCGTGCTGTGACGGATGCAGAAGCCACCGTGTGTGTGCGCCTGGAGCAATAACCCCCGGAACCTCGGAAGGAAGCGCGATGGCCGACCTGCTCAAACAAGGTCTGACGTGGTTGTCACAACAACGCACGCACCACATGGCCAGTCCCGTGCAGTACCAGCGGGCAGGTCAGACGCCTGTCCAGGTACAGGCGACGGTCGGCAGGACAGAATTCGACATCACCGATGGGGCAGGAGCAAGTCTCCAGACGCACGTGGTCGACTTCCTCATCCTGGCCAGCGATCTGGCTGATCTGTATCCACCCAGGCGTGGCGATGTGATCCTCGCTCCCGGAAGTGGGGGCGATCACGAATACGAAGTGCTCGATCTTCCGGGGGCCGGTGATGGTTGCTGGCGTTGGAGTGACCCGTACCACACAACCCTTCGCATTCACACCAAGGACATTGGTTCATTATGACCAGCAACACCCCCATCAACGACGAATTCCGCCAGCACTGTGAAAAACAGTTCGAACTGCTGCACCAGAAGCTGGACCGCCTGGATGAAGCCATTCGTGGCAGTCCAGGCAACGGTCATCCGGGCATCAAGGTGCGGCTGGATCGCCTCGAACAGGACGCCAAGCGACAAAGCCGTCTCATCTGGCTGATCATCGGCGCGATTGTCACCTCCATCACCTCAGGCCTCGTCGCCTGGATCACCGGGAGTTAACCACAGCATGAGCATCGCCCTCGACATCGCCGACGCCGTGACAGCGGAGATCAACACAGCAGGATTACTTCCATCAGGCGTCACCGCTGTTCGGCGCGTGCTGCCGGAGTTCGAGCTGAAGGAACTCACGGAATTGAAGGTGACCGTGGTCCCGCGCGGCGTCACCATCACTGGGGCCACCCGCGCCAGCAGCCAGTATGAGATCGCCATCGACATTGGTCTGCAGAAGAAGCTCCAAGGTGATCCGGATACCGAAGTGGCCTTTCTGGGCACGCTCGTCGATCAGATCGCCAGTCACCTGCAGCGTCGGCCATTGGCTGGATTCCTTTGGGCGACCTGGGTCTCCATCGCCAATGACCCGCTGTACGTCCCGGACCACCTGGCTCAGCAGCGTGTGTTCACGAGTGTGCTGACCGTCACCTACAGGGCCGTGAAATGATCGGCTTTGAGATCACCAAGTTGTTCTTCGACCGCAAGGCCGTCATCGGTAAGGTGGACAAGACCACCCGCAAAGTGCTGAGCCGGTTCGGGGCGTTTGTGAGGCGCACGGCGAAAAGCAGCATCCGCAAGCGGAAGAAGCCCTCGCCACCTGGGACGCCACCCAGCAGTCATGTGGGCCTGCTCAAGAAGTTCATCTTCTTTGGCTACGAGCCACAAAAACGCTCAGTGGTGATCGGCCCGGTGCGACTGACGCAGAACAATCGTGGCGAAGCGCCACGTCTTCTGGAATACGGCGGCATGGGCAAGGTAATTCAACACGGCCTGCCCCGAATCGCCAATATCCGGGCCAGACCCTTCATGGGACCGGCGTTTGAGAAGGAACTGCCGCAAGTCCCAGCCATGTGGAAGAACTCGATCAAGTAACCATAAGGAGAATCAATCATGTCTCAGGCCTTTCTGCTTGGCATGAACGCCAAGATTTACCAGGGTGCTGCCGGTGGCGCGCTCGCCACGCTCACCGAGATGGGCAACGTCAAGGACGTCACGCTCAACCTGGAGGCCGGTGAAGCCGACGTCACCACCCGCTCAAACCAGGGCTGGCGGGCCACCGCGCCGACACTGCGCGAATGCACCGCCGAGTTCGAGATGCTCTGGAAGCCCGGCGACACCGGATTCGACGCCATCAAGACCGCATTCCTGACTGCAGCAACCATCCGCCTGGCGGTTCTGACCGGCGCACGTGACACCACCGGCAGCGAGGGGCCGATGGGCGACTTCTCCATCACGAATTTCAGCCGAAGCGAACCGCTGGAGGAAGGCGTCACAGTGAGTGTGACGGCCAAGCTCGCCGTGTTCGAGGAGTGGGTGGAGGTGAGTTAATGCAAAATCAGAGGGCAATGACTTTCAGGCCCAACGATCTGGCCGACTTGGCCATCACGGTGTCGGCCGTTGCCAACGGCAGTCCTTCCGAGGCCGCGATAGCCAGATGCAAGGCGTCGACGGTGCGCAGCCCTGTGGAGAATGTGTCCACCCATTCATTGGCCAGGGCGTAATGGGATTCATGAACGGACTGCATCGCAAAAACGCCAGCGCGAATGTGCTCATGGAACTGGCTGATGACCCTGGCGGCCTCCGTGCGTGTGAAAGTTTTCATCCGCAGCTTTTTAGCCACGGAAGAACTGAACTCCAGTTTGGTCAGGCTGCTGATGGCCGGTTCGCCTGACTGGAGAATCTTCTGGGCCTGCAACGCCTGAGGCTCATCGCAATAGACGGTCGTCAGGACACTGGTGTCGATGTATCGCCTCAAGCGCGTTCCTCCTCACGCATGTCCTGCAGGGTCTGAGTCAGCGTCTTGCCCCGGCGCTTGATCGAAGCTCGAAACTCAGACAGGTCCGGGAATGGAGGCCGGGTCTGCTGGATCGGAGCCAGGATGGCCACAGGATTGCCATGACGGGTGATGACAGTGGCATCGCCCGCTTCAGCATCCTTGATGGCAGTGCTGAGCTGGCTGCGGATTTCCTTGACGCTCAATGTTTTCATGATGGCATTCTCCATAGATGTACACCAATATTGTACACATTTAATTGACCGAATCCAGAAAGGAATGAAAGTGAAGACATTTACCGACGCCGTCGGGCGCACCTGGACCATCGCGCTGAACCTCGGAACAGCCATGGCGGTCAAGGACAAGTTAGGCGTGGACTTGCTTCAACCCGAAGTTGGCGATCCACCGTTGCTCACACGCTTGGGCACGGACGAGATGCTGCTGGGCGAAGTCTTGTGTGCCCTGCTGGAAAACCAGTTTGTGGCGCACAAGGTGACGGCCGAGGATGTCCGCGCTGCCTTTGATGGCCGGACATTGCTGGCGGCGCAACAGGCTTTTTATGAGGAACTGATCGATTTTTTCCAGAGCCGGGGTCGAGCCGATCGGGCCAAGGCCGTCGCCAAGCAGATGACGCTCATCAACGCGGCGGTGAAGGCCATCGAGACGAAGATCGATCAGATCGACCCCCGGAAGGTAGTGGATGGCGTGATGTCTGGCGCATCGCAGGATCACTTGGCCTCGGTCCCGACCAGCTCAGAGAGGTGACATTGCGGCAGCTGCTCTGGATGGCAGAGGGTTCAGGCAGATCGCAGTGGGCACATACGTCCCTGCTCTGCGCCCTGATCGCCAACGCCAACCGTCCCTCGAAGAAGCATCGTGTATTCAAACCGTCCGACTTCAACCCCTATGCCCGCCTGGATCGTCCGCGCGTGGCGGACAAAGCGTCCCTGTCGCTCCTGAAGGAAGCACTCTTAGCTACGAAAGGCTCTCCCCCATGAACACCACGGAACTGCTGGAGATCGTCAACGACCTGTTCCACTCGCCCATCGGCTTCAGTTTGCTGTGGGTCGGTCTGGTCACTCTGTTCTTCTGGCTGGCCAGTCACTTCAACCCGTTCCAGGAGAAGTGGAAGCAGTACGAGGGCAGCATCATCACCGCCATCCGCCTGGCCGAACAAGCGATCCCCGACGACCCCACCCCCGGAAGTGTTCCCAACAAGGGCCTGGCCAAACTGGATGCCGCATTAAAATTCGTGCTACAGGCCTATGCCGATGCCAACCACGGCAAGCAGCCCTCGGCCGACCTGACAGAACAACTCAAGCAGGCCATCCAGATCAAGCACGATGAACTGGAACGTCGCGGCTCGCTTACCCCCGGAATTTCCCCCTGACCTCCGGCCCCCCGGAACGCCCCCGGAACATCCCCATTACTCCCAGGAGAATCATCATGCTCCCCATCCGTTACCTGATCGCCATGCTCATCCTGCTGGCGACGATCACTTCCGGGGCAGGATGTGCCGCCACGCCGGAAGATCGCTGGTATCAACAACGTGAGGCACTCAACGCCGCCAATCAGGTCTATCTGGCCAATGTGCCGCTGATGGATGACGACGCCATCGTCCATCGTGGCGAACTGCTCCAGGCCGCGCGGGCGGCGTTGGAACAAGCCAAGGTTCACATGCCAGCAGGCGGCTCTGCCTTTGACGCGGCGATGGATGTCGTCGAGGCCATCCTGAAGCAGCTGACGCAGCCCAATGCCACCATCACCCATCAGGAGGAACCTGCTCATGACTTACGTTGAAATCCTCGCCCTCATCCAGTCGGCCCGGGCGCTGCTTGATCTTGGCTTGTCCCAGTACCACCTGGCCACGCAGGAAGGCAGGCTGACTGAGCAGCAAAAGCTAAGCATCCTGCAGGCCGCGCAGCTCAGCGACGCGCAGGTGGACCAGATCATCCAGGAAGCAAAGCAACGCTTGAACCGTTCGAGGAATTGATCCATGGCCAACACCCAAGGCATCAAGGCTGGCCGGGCCTTTGTCGAGCTGTTCGCTGACGACAGTCGTCTCGTGCGTGGGCTGCGTGCGGCCGAGGCGAAGCTCAAGGCCTTCGGCCAGAGCGTCATGCGGATGGGGGCTGTCATCGGCGGGCTTGGCTCAGCGGTGACGGCCCCCATGCTGGCGGCGGTCAAGGTGTTTGAGTCGGCGGGCGGCGCGATGAACGACCTGAGCCAGAGGACAGGCGTGCCGGTCGAAACCCTGTCGGAACTCGGATACGCAGCACAGCGTTCGGGTTCTGATGTCGATGCACTGGGCAACGCTTTGTTCCGTATGAGGAGACGTGTGGCCAACGCAGCCACCAGTTCTGGCCCTGCGGTGCGGTCGCTGCAAGACCTGGGCTTGGCGGCAGAGGAACTGACCAAACTGTCCCCCGACCAGCAGTTCATGCTCATTGCGCAGCGTCTGGGGGCCGTGGAGAATGCCTCCCTGGCGGCGCAATACGCTTTTGAGATTTTTGGCGATGGCGCGAAGGCATTATTGCCCATGCTGAGCCAGGGCGCGGGCGGCATCGAGGCGTTGCGCAAGGAGGCCCGATCATTGGGCCTGACCATGAGTCAGGAAGACGCCCAGGCAGCGTCGGTCTTCGGCGACCAGATGAAGATGCTGGTCAACACGCTCAAGATGGGCACGTTCCAGATCGGCGCGGCGTTGGCCCCGGCGCTCCAGCAGCTGGCGGGGTATGTCACGAAGTTGGTTGTCAGCATCAACACCTGGCTCAAGCAGAACCGTCAGATCATCGTCGTTGTGTTCAAGGCCGCGCTGGCGGTGACGGCAGCCGGCGCGGCGCTCGTCGTCCTTGGCAGTGTGATCGTCGGCCTGAGCATGGCCTTGGGTGGCCTAGCCACAGTCATCATCACCATCGGCAGTGTGCTGGGCGTCCTGGGTTCCGTGATTGGATTCCTGGTCACACCCATCGGCGCGGTGGTGGCGGCGCTGATCGCGCTGGGCGTGACGATGGCTTGGTCCAGTGGTGCGGGCGGGCAGGCATTGGACTGGCTCCGGCAGCGTTTTGCAGACCTATATAAGGATGCATCCACGGCCTTCAGCGGCATCGCTGACGCGATCATGGCCGGTGACATCGCGATGGCGGTGAAGATCCTGTGGCTGACGCTCAAGATGGAATGGGTACGTGGCACGAATTATCTCAAGGGGCTTTGGCTGGACTTCCGGGGGTTCATTGGCAAGGTTCTGGTCGGCGCGTTCACCGGGGCGCTGTCGGCCTTGCAGATGGTCTGGCACGGGCTGGAGGTGGCGTGGGTCGAGACGGTGTCGTTCCTCAGCGTCGCCTGGCAAGGCTTCGTGAACCTGTTCCTCCACAGCTGGGAACGCATGAAGGCCTTGGCCAGCAAGGTGTGGAATGTCATCAAAGGCCTGTTCAGCGATTCCATCAATGTCGATGTTGCCAACGATCAGATCGACCGAGCGCTGGAACAGCGCCTGCGTGAAATCGACCAGCAGACTGCGCAAGGTGTGATGGAAACGGACCAGCGCCGCGCCAATCGCAGGCAGCAGGCGTCGGCGCTCCATGAACAGACGCTGGCCGTGCTGGGGCAGCAGTACGACGACCAAGCCTCCCGCGGACAGCAGGAACGCGCCGACGCCGAACTGAAAGCTGAGCGGGCGCTCATCGCCGCCCGACAGGAATGGGAAGACGCCATCACCGACGCGAAACGCAGACGAGGCGAATCCGACAGCGCCGATCCGGCGCTACCTTCGCTGCCCAAGCTGCCGGACCTGGACATCGGCGACATGCTGGCCCGTGAAGCCGATCGCATCGCGTCCGTCGGCACGTTCAACCCGGCGGCACT